TAGGAGCTTCTCCACCGACTACAGTAGTTTCTTGCTCCCCGCCAGGTAGGGTGGGAGTGATAGGCGTTTCACCCTCTCCACCAATTACTGTTGGTGTTTGTTGGTCAATAACATCTTTAATTTCTTGGTCTGTAACTTCTCCAATAGGAGTTTGAGGAATTGTTTCACCGCCAGCAGTTCCACCAGCAACAGTAGGTGTAAGAACAATAGGCAATTGAACATCTGACGGCAAAGTAGTATCAGTTACTACCTCAGTGACATCTTCTGGAACTAGACCTTCTCCGCTGATGATGCTTTCAATGTCAGCAGCAATGTCACCCCCACCGCCTCCTGCAACAGTATCGGAAGACGTTCCTGCACCACCATCTATGCCTGTTTCTTCTTGATATTTAAGACCTGTAATTGATTCGTATTCTTCTGGGGTAAGAGTTCTTACATAGTCTCCATTTTCAAACAATGAAAGAGCAGAACTTACTGCATAACGACCATCAGAACTTTCCCACACCGTTCTTGGTGTGTCCGAAACAATTCTTAATCGCTCTGCCGTTTCAGTAGCATCTTGTGGGATTTGAATGTCTGGCCTCTGAGCCACATCCTGTATTTGATTGAGCAACTCCTGATCTTCAACAGGCAACTGACTCGTATCACCACCTGCCAACAGCTCGTCTGGAGGGGCTTGAGGTTTGATTTCATCTAAAACATCTTGATCGGATGCGCTTAGAGGAACCTCTTCCATCCCCTCGTCTTGGGACTGTTTAACCTGTTCAGCAACAGCTTTGTCAGGAGTCGTAAGTTCTTTGAACGAGGTTAAGATAATTCCTGGCGCAGCATTCTCTAACGCCAATGACACATCTTGATTGTTTAAAGCCGCTGTTGTAGCTACGCTAGTTATTTGCCTTGTTGCATTGAAGACCGCTCTAGTCGTTGGTGCATTGACTCGCATCCCTTCAACAACTTCATTGGCTACTTTTGTACTAACCCCATTGGCAACCAATGACTGTCCAAAGGCTTCTGCAAAAGGTCTGCCACCAGAAATCTCTGAAACAATCCCTTGAGCAAGAGATGCAGAAAGAATGTCGGCTACTTGTTGCGCTCCAGTAGCTCCATAAAAACCTAAAGAATCAGCAATCTTCGCAAGGTTCTCTGGCCCACCCAAAATCGTACTAGCAATCTCTTGCGAACCGGCCTTGATACCACCTGTAATCCCGCCAGCAAGCATTGACCTGCCAACGTCCTGACCCAATGCAGCAGCACTTAAGCCACTAAGCGCGGAACTAATTGCAATGTTTCCAACAACTACCGCTGCTTTAGTAGTGGTTGCTCCTAAAGCCCTGCCAACAGGTTCTGCGTAGTTGCTTACTGTTGCTAGCTCGCCTAACCCGCCAAGGACAGCGCCAGTAAGAGGGTCTGCTCCAGCCGCTCCATACAGAGCAGCGCCTATAGCTGCACCACCCGTAACAGCCGCTGCCGTCCCTGATAGACCTACCGCAGTTCCAACTTGAGTTGCAAAAGAAGCCGTAGTGGCAGGGTTCAATACAGCCGCTAAACCAGAGCCAGCAAGCCAAATCCCTGCGCCAGCGGCAATAAACTTACCCCAATCGGGTTTTTGAGGTTCTGGGTAAAGTTGTATCGTGTCTAGGATTACATTGCCTTGACGGACTACATGGCCTGAACCAGGGCCAGAACCTATCTTTTCAAAAGATACCTTGTCCCCGTAGTTGTCCCCAGTAAAGTAAGCATCCAATGTGACATCGTTTTTCTCAACTGGATAAGCAATTGGTGGGCCTACACCAGTGGCAATGTATTGGATTCCTTGGAAGTCTTGTTGCGTCTTAAACTTGTACGCTAACTTTCCAGCAAATGAAACCAGTTCTGTGTCATCAGTCGTGTTAAGTGATGCCTGACCTTGATTCAAAGACTGACTGATTTTTGGATACTTTTCCTTTAACTTAGACTCGGAAATAACGAACCCACTATCTCCGAATCGCATAGCAAACAAGTTATCTACAGAACCTTTGTTCCGTATGTTGATAGCATTTAAGTCTTTGAGGAAGTCTTGGTCTAGGAAAGAGCCATTGATAAAGGTTTTGTTGGCTGTTCTTTCGCCAGAAGTTAAGTATGACTCTGGTATGAAAATCAACTTATCCGTTTTGCCAGACCGATCTACAACATCCAATGTGGCATATGGCGATCCAGCTCTGTTTTCACCAAGCGTTTCTTCGCCATTGACAGATGTCATCTTGTTGACGGTGTAAAGATTGCCGTCGTAAGTAAATTCGTTAGGTCTGAGAGGGCCAGCAGAAGCAAGTTTTACTTGGTTATCAGCTAGAGTTTTTACCTCCTCTAACTTTGATGCTGCAAACTTTTCAAACTCTTCTTTTGGTGGCGCAACATTTTTCTGAGTTGTTGCGTACTCTGGTATTTTTGCCCAGACTTCAGAGTAAATTTTTTGTAGCCAAGGTGGTTGACTATCGAAAGGGTTGGCTCTTACTTTTTTGAGAGTCCTATAAATTGTAAGAGGGTCTGTGTGTATGTAAGGTTCTACAGCACTAGCCCAAGCACTAGCAGGAGCAACCAGCTCCCCTTTCCAGTTTTTTGTTAATGGAATTTTTTTAGAGTCAACTAACTCTTGGAACAAGCTATAGTAGGCTGGGAATCGCTTCCCTAATGACAAAACTGAAAATGTATCGTTTGGGTTTGTAACCGCCCCCAAGGAGTACACGCTACTCAAGTCATAGTTTGTAGTGTCTAGACTCATGTTATGTCACCAATGTTCTAGCAATCTGTTCATGGATCAAGAGATGCTTCTGTATCCAATCGTAGAAGTCATCCTCTTGGTTGAAGTCTAGGTCTAGCAAGTTAAAGGGGTCATTTAGGTTAAGGATAGTAGAGAACTGTTGATGCTCTAACTGGTGAATCTGGAGCCAGTCATCCAAGTCCTCTGGGTCTGCATCAATAAGTGGGTAACGCTGTATCTGATAGCCTAAGTCCTGTAGTCTTTCAGCAAAGGACTGGTGCTGGACACCGTTCTCAAAGAGGAACTCTCTAAGAGATTCTGCTTCCCCAAAGATCGGAGAAGACAGGGCATCCATGTTGTAGCCACTCATTTGTCTTGCTTTCTCCGCAGCTCTTGGTAGATGTCATTGAGCATATCTTTGATCTCTCTAAAGCCATCCTTTACATCGTCTTTAGTGGCATAAGTCTTTGGCAACTCTTCACGGAGCTTTCCAAGATCGTTCTTCAATTCTTTGACAGCAGACCACAGCTCTCTACCAAACCAGCCAATAACTGTTAGGCCAACACCGCCAATAAGGTTAAGGATGTCTTGGAAATGCACTTTAGGCTCCTATGGTTAGCTTATTGTGGGGAAACAGGCATATCAACATCAGGAAAGCCTGGTTGTTGCGGTAGATCACGCAATGCTTGTCTATAAGCAGCCCATGCCGATTTATCTACAGGCGCATCAGCAAGTTGCGTCCAGTCAGAAAGTGTAAGTTTTTCATTCCGCGCACCTCTCATTGTGCGTTTTTTTGCTTCATGCTCTTGCGTTAATTGTTCAGGTGTTTTTTGAACTATGTCCCAACAAATCTTGTATTCATCCCCTACAAGTTCTGGAAGATGACGTTTGACTGCAAAGGAGTTGCTATCTGTCTCTGGTCGCTCATTTTCAATAACACGGTAAACGCCATAACTTTCAAGCAATTCTTTAGTTAGCTCTCTTGGAAATGAGACATTTGAGTTTTCTCGCCGTAGATCATCTGTTGAGTACGGGTACTTCTCTATGCGTCCATTTTTAACTTTTACATACATTTATGTCACCTCAATTATGCAAGACCCCATTGTTTGAACCGAAGAGTCTCTAGAGTTTGTCACCACCACATTGGCTGATGGCGCTTCATCATAAATTCTAAAACGCATAAAACCAGACCGAGTAGCATCTCCGTTATCACCCATAAAAACGGCTGAAGGCTCTCTATTGCTAGTTCCAGCAATGCCACCAAAAAAATACATATCTGCGGAACCCATCGTATACCCGCCCCAACTGGCGTAGCCAGCTAACACTATAAAAGGAGCGGTTGCACCTGTAGCGTTTTTAGTCTGTGATGCAATAACGGTATTTGATCTTGTTATGGCTGTACCAGTGACATTAACCGAAGATACAGTGCCACTTGCTTTTCTAAACAAAATCATTTCTACCGATTGAACCAATGTACCTGCGGTAACGGTTACGCTAGTCCCGGCATCGCCAGACTGAAGTATGCGATACCACATAGTTAAAATTGGATCGCCAGCTTCTTGATTAACAATCCTTGTCCACCCACTAGGATTGCTTTGAGTAGTCACATTGTCAGTAGTGTTCAACAATACGGCAAGATCTCCAGCTTGCGCTGATGCAGGTATTGTTATGCTACTTGTACTTGATTGCGTTTCTATAACGGTGGTTAGGACATTGCTCATCCATACATCAGTAGATGGAAAAGAACGGCTGGTTCCAGGAAAAACAATTCTTACAACGCCTTGACCACCTGGGCCGGCCGTACCGGCAGTAGTACTATCTGCTCCGCAACCACCACCGCCAAATGGTGAGGTAAAAGTAGAACCACGAGTTCCATTTTGCTCTGGGATTTGATTTGTTAGGCAGCTTGCATCTCCATAACTTCCGCCCGTTCCACTTCCAGCCTCTAGGTATATCGCGCCAGGGTCAGACACCCCGCCTTGTCCGTTGGTGTACTCACCAAAGACATTTACCCCACCACCAGCACCGCCAGAACCAGACGATTCAGACGCTCCACCGCCACCGCCACCGCCACCAGCACCATTGCTTCCGCTACTAGCCGAAGTTGTCGCGCCATCGCCACCATTACCAGAATAGCCTCCAGCGCCTCCAGCGCCTCCAGCATCATTTAATCCACCGTTAGCAACAGTGCCTCCGTTTCCACCCCCTACTGAGCCGCCAGTTGCCGTACTTGTTCCGTTTTTTGCCCCAGAGCCAGATATTGATCCTGCACCACCACCAGCAGCTTCTAAAAGCGTAGTGGCACTTCTTGCAACTCTTGAAAAACCACCTGCCGTTGGAGTTGCACTGGCAGTGCCATTTGCGCCTGCCGTTATAGTCAGCGTTTCTCCTGATGTAACTGATAAGTTGTTGTAGTAGCGTAAGTCACCGCCTCCACCACCAGAGCCACCACTACTACTAAGCATCCCACCGCCACCACCACCAATACAAACTACCGATACTGAAGTTACGTTAGCTGGTACAACCCAACTAATTGAACTTGCCGTGTTTGAAAAGATAGCTTCGCCGCGTGGCCCAGAAGGGCCAGGAGGCGTTGCTCCAGCCGCAGCCATCAACATTGGAATGAGATCAGCCATTACTTTTTAGAATCCAAAGAAGCAACCATGCCGTGAATCGTAGACCCAGAGTCATAAGTCACAAACACAAGAAGGTCTAATCCGTTAGATGTAAGCGTCGGGGCTGTGTTTCCACTCCACGCCACATTACTCCAAGTAATCGTCTTAGAACCGCCATTGGTTAGAGCCAACACACAGCCACTAAGAGTGTTAGCAGGGCTAGGATTGCTAAAGCTAATAGTTACATTGGCGTTGGCCGTAGCACTAAAGAAGTTTGCATTGGCAAAGTTAAGTGCGGTATTAGCATTAAGCAGGCCAAGCACCTCACCATTGATTGAGTAATCTTTGAGCGTAGGTCTAGTGGCTAACTTGTCTTGGAAGTCTACTGAAATGTTGCTCGCCGTGCCACCAGTAATAGTGACATTGCTAGAACTCATATTGGTAATGGTGCTGTTGGTAGCGTTTGCAGATGTAAAAACAGCATTCCCGCCAGAGATATTTACATCATTAGCGTTTTGCGTAGACATGGTGCCAAGACCAGTCACCTGCGTATTTGGTATAGAAATTGACGTGTTGCTAGCAGATGTAAGCTGTCCTTGAGCGTTTACGGTGAAAACGGCAACCGTATTAGAGTTGCCATAGGTTCCAGAAACTACAGTTGTATTTGCAATTGAAATGGTTCCAGAGGTTGTAATTGGCCCACCTGTAAGACCAGTTCCAGTATCAACGCTGGTAACTGTGCCATTACTTCCACCACCCCCTGTTACTGCAAAGCCACCTAGAGCTTTTAGCATGGTCTACTCCTTACATTCCATCGCCAGGGGTGATGTACAAGTCTGCCGTACCAGCCGTAGTGATAGCCGTAAAGTAGGCATTAGGCACAAAGGACAGGATTTCATCTGTTTGCGGCAGGAGCGGAAGAACGGTAGTGCTGTTTGCACCTATCCCTGTAGGAACTACGCAGTTAGATGTAGCACCTGCCTCAGTTTGAGCATAGGCCAAGAAACAGGCTGTGTTGCTCGATAGGTTGATAACTCGATACTGGTTGCCACCTAGAGTCGTAGAAGGCACCTGAACGGGCGTAGGAGCCGTAGATGCGGCAACTAACTTTACCGTCTTACCTAATGATGTAAAAGCATTGATGCCCATGAACTTCTCCTATTAAACAGTACCTGCAAAAACTTTACGAACAGGACGAACGGTCGCTGTTAGCGTAGTTATGCGATTAGAAGCAGAACCACTTGAAAACTCAATTGCTGTCGCAGTAGAAGAACCAGTTCCTGTGCTTGTAAAATACGCATCCGTTGCAACAGAAAAAGTTTTAAAAGCCTGTGTTTGACCGCTTTGAAATACGCCTACTGATGTTTGGCTAGGTTGTGTCGTTGTATATCCTACGCTAGAACGAGATGGTATAGCGTAAGGGTTTTGACCACTACCAATGGAATTTGTGGCTGTTGAAGGTTTCAAATTAAAATAGCAAATTTCTAATTCCCAAGTGGCTGGCAAATACCAATCGGTATACCCATCATTAGTGTAAGTATCGCAATGAATTGCGGCTGGACTTTGCCCACCAGAAGCTAACAAGAAAGTGTTTCCAGAACCGTTTATCACGCTAGTTGCCGAAATGTTTGGACTAATACCGCTCCAATAGCGATAAACAGCCTCTGCCGATTTTGGCGCAACTATTAGATAAAACTTATTGTTAGAACCGTCTTGGTAAGCACCAGCATAGTAGCCGCCTTGGAATGGCTGGCCTATAGCTGGCTCTGCACCTCGGTAACCTAGACCATTTGCTGATGCCCTAGCGATGGTAGATATATATGGCATCTATGGCTCACACAAAGGCGCTTTTGGAAGCTAACACTGTATATGTGTTGGCTCCAGACTTAATCACATTGTAGACATAGACATCTATTGCACTTGGGGTGCCAGAACTAGGTGCTACACCTTGCCACTTAGGAGTTACGCTACTGCCATCAATCTGCGTTGCAGAAATGTAAAACGGCGAAGCGTTGTTAGTGATTGCTATGGCTATGGTGACAGATTCATTGTTAGCCAAGGTGTTGTTAAGAGTTGTTCCACTATCTCCACGGATGTTCAAAGTCACATTTGCTGTGGCATTGCCTTGATACAAGACTACTTGGGAAGTCTTGACATCATAGTTAATGGTATTGGCTGCGCCTGTAGCATTGATCGTGACAAGCTCACGGTTAGAGTTTTTTGCCACAGTGCCTGCTACATTGCCGCCAGTCACATTAACATTGGCTAATGCCTCAGACCCATTGCCAATCCCGTTGACTGCGTTATAGATCGTAACGAAGTTAGCATCTAAGTTAGCTAAAGGGATAGATGCTGTGGCATTGGCAAAGGTGTTAGGAATGCTTACAGGGAGTGCCATTAGAACCTCGCTCTTAATTCATGCTCGTATTGGAAGCCGTTGATAGTAAAAGGTGTGGCTGTGGCCGTTACCGTCATTCCAAGATATTTACCATACATTTTCGCATCAGACCGATACAAATAGTAGCCTGCACCTGGAGAATTGTTTGTTAGCCACAAAACTACATCGCTTGAATTGTTTACCCAATTGATTGGCGTAACTGTATTGTTAACCCAACTAACAGAGTTTTGAAAAGAAATTGGTGGGGATTGAGCAGACTCTGAGTCTACATAGGCTTCCATCGCAATGGGCAAGTCACCAAGAGTGGCTTCTATGCCTATCTTAAGGGCCTGTTTGTCTCGGATAGGGTCGCCCATAGGAAGAAGTGCTGTTTCAATCTGAACAGTTACAGGATTGGTTGCATCTTCATAAAACTGGTACAGGTCAGTGCCAGTTGAGCCGTACAGGTTTAAGAATCCATCGCTAACAGATGGCACGACAAAGTAGCAATCTGCGAGCTGGTTGGTAAAGAACCACTTGCGCTCAAAGAATGCCGCCTGTATCCAACGGAAAGTGCCATTGTCGTTATAACGGAAGTTATAAGTAGCGCACAGGATGTTGTTGATAAGGCACTGTCCACCACTTATCTCGCTATTGAAGTCGATTAGCGGGAAAACCCCATCTAACGGGTCGCTGATCTTGGTAGTCGTAGCACCCACTAGGGCATAGACCCCATACTCATTCATAAAGAGGACTGAACGAAAGTACGGGAAGATTGCGTGTTTAAGATTAGAGCCAACCGAGGCAGAGACGTTGGTATTGGTAAACAAAGTCTCCCCAGAGTTAGGGTCTACCCGAACATCTGAGAATACGTTGATTGAATCCTCACCAAACACATACAGGAAGTTGTTAGCGGCAAGGATTCGGGTAATGTCTGTACGCAAGGTAGAGTCTGAAATGGTCAGGAACCCTGCGGAAATGCTATAAAAGTCGTTGTAAGTGTCAGCAGCCGTATAAAAGACTGTTCGATCACTGGCAATCCATGCTCGGCCTGAGAAAGTCGCTATATCTATGCCGTTCTGGTCTAGGATTGTGCAGGTAGCGTTAGCATTGGTGCCAGCGCCAGTGATGGTTACGCTAGGAGCAGAGGTATAGCCTGTTCCAGCTTCAGTTAGGATGATCTCAGACACCACATTACCGACAAGAACCACTTCACCAGTGGCCTGCACTCCATTTGCTTGGTTTGGAGCGCCAAAAGTAACCGTAGTATTGGATGCTAGATAGCCAGAACCGCCGTCATTGATGGTGATGCTGTTGATTGAACCAATGTCATGAAGATCAGTGCCATCCCAAGTCTTATACCCGTTGTTCGGGTCGATAATAAGCGCCCGTTCATTCCTCCACTGAGTGATTGCCACCCCAGAATTGGAGAAAGTACCGGCAGCAGCTATGTTCCCTGTGTTGCCAGTGCTGATATTGACGTATTGGGCGCTACCGTCATCGCCAAAAGACAGCACATACTCTGTGTTGTTGATGTTTACAGAGCCTAGAAAGGTGGTATTAGCCGACCAGGTGACGTTGGCTAGGACTTGATTGCCTGGTACGGACTTGAGATTGCCAAAACCAATAGGCATGGCGTTCTCTAGCCAGCCAAACTCACCGTCAGAGATCACTGTACGGGAGTTCTTGGTGTTTACTCCTTTGAAGTCCTTGACTACGGCATAAGATTTCTTCTGCTCTACCGCAGCCATGTTAGTACCCCGATATGTAAGGTGTAGGTAGCCTGCGCGTAAAGGTGGTGTTTAGAGCCGCTAGGATGCGTTTTTGGTATTCCTGCTTAAAAATCTCTGCCTCACCGTAAGATTGTTCTTGATATTTAGCCATGTAAGCGGCATAGAACGGCACAGCCTCGGTGAACACATTAGGCAGAGTCTCTACAGGATCAGCATCAGTCAGCGGATCTTTGAGAACAACCGTATCAAACTCTGCTTGGTACGATTGGTCAGTAGTCGGAGAGATGTAAATCTTCTTAGGCCCATACATAGAAAAGCCAACGGGCCTACCAGTGTATGTCTGCCAATAACGCAGTTGGGCATTAAAGTCAGACCAGGCTAAATAGTAGAGGGGAATACGAGTGTTGCCCCAGTACAGGATTACGTTGAGAACGTCGATGGTTTTGTCACCCTCTGGCAAGGATGAAAAATCAATTGTCTCTGTGCCTTGAGGAAGGGTATACGTTTGTAAGACCCTGTTACAACCAGTGTCCTGAATTAACTCCAGACGACCATCATTAACATAGTCAGTTATTTCCGCATTCGTCCAGAAGTTTGCATTGACATCATGCAGGAGCCGCCGAGTCTGCGTAATGTAACTCGATAGAGTTGTTGCCATGTCTACTCATTGGTTGTCGGTGATGTAACTTTCGCCGACACCCTAGCTTTAGGCTCGGGCGCGGCTACTCGTTCCACCACCGGGGCTGACAAGTGGACAGCTTGCCCAGACTGGCGTGAAAAAGAAAACTTGCATAGCTTTTCCATTGCTGCTGGAAAATCGGTACTCATTTTCATCCACCCCAGTCGGACTAAGTACGGCTCTTTATTGTCATCGCCATAGCCAAATATATGTTTCGCAACAATTTCAGGCACTTGCACCTCTTTTCCTGGCACAAATTCAAACTTAGTGCCATCAAAAGAGTCTACGAGTGGGTCTATACCATTGTTGGTCACATAGATGTCGGTCATAGCGTAACAATATCTCCAAAGACATAAATATCAGCAGTTGCCGCAGCGCCTTGAGCGGTTGTAAGAGACAAGTAAATGCTCTTAGCCGTCAAGACATCGCCTCCAGATGTGTATCCAGAAGCGATAGTCAGGTCAATAAACTTACCAGAAGCCGTAAGGCCACTATAAGCCTGTCCTGATGCAACAATGGCTGTTCCACCCTTGCTCACTGCGGGATAAACACCTCCAGCAGCCGTGGTTAGGCTGATAGAGGCGTTTGTAGCCACAATACGGCGAATGATGTACTTAGCCGGTGCTGAGAAAATGACAATCTGCTGGTCTGCCGTGGAGTTCATGTCGGCACTAATCAACTGCCCAAGCAGAATCTGTCCGAATCTGTTTGGTAGCTGTGTGCCTACGCTATTAGCGTCCATAATTTCTCCTTAAGCGTAGGTTGAGCCAGCAGGTTCGCCACCGT